TGACGATTCTTTGTATCCTGTCTACGAAGTTCAGGCAAAGGAATCGTTTCACCAAGCAGAGAACTGTCAGCATACCGCTGGGAAAACTCTTGATATGTAAAGCTACGGTGCCTCAAAATTTGAGCCGCTATTGCCCTGGTTGTAGAAATCTCCAAGGTCATTGTAGACTGCTCAAATACAGACCAGTGGTTGTGCTTAATACAATACCTCAAGAGACCTGCAAATTTATCATTGTCCTGATTTGCAGGATTAGAAACCCTGGCAATGTAAGCCATGGTCTTTTCTGCATCAGGAGTAACAGAAACTAATTTTACTGATTCAGTCATCGTCATCTTCAAATACTTCGTCGTAATCAATTATATAGTTTGATGGGGGATCATCAAAGTTCTCTGCTTTATAAGCATCAACATCAGAATATACTTCCGACTTCAGACACTCTAGCACAGACTCAAGATTTCTGATGATCAGTTTTAAACTCTCTTTATCCATGAATGTGAGTTATGGTGTAAACATACTAACACAAAAAAAGAGGGGCCGCAACCCCTCATATGCGAAATTAGACTTAGCTTAGCATCCTCCTACAAATTCTTTTACATGTCGCCTGGTCATCATCGCATTCTATAAGACAATTATAATAGTCATTTATTAGGTCAGACTCCTCCATGGAACGGTCTAAAGTTTTTGTTAATCGCTCTACACTTTGTCTCCAACCTGCTAATTGATTATAAGAAATAAGATTGTGCATAATGTCCTCCATTACACTTTAAAAAGGACATACCAACATATTAAAAAAAATTTTTGGTTACATAAGTCCTCTTTTCAATTCTATCATATCTATAAGAGTTTGTGTTAATTCACTAATATTTGTTAAATTGTAACATAAAGACAAAAAAAGAGAGGGTTTTTAACCCTCTCTCTGTAACTCACTTGGTGTAAGTCTTGCCGCGATAGCAAAATGTACCGTGAGTTTCTTTCGATTCTACACAACGAGTATCATACTCAACACCACGATATGAGGTGTGAGAGATTTGAGCGTCGTGAAGTGCAGCAGCTTTGTTGATCTGCTTGCGAATCAAATTTAAGGTGTTCATGAGATTACTCCTAAAGTAGTTGGATTTTTAGGCCCGTTCCTTTAGTCGTTTGCGTCCCAATAACAATCTGGTGTCGATTCCTTGACGGTCTCGACTAATTCAACTCTAACTACCTCAGGTAGATCCTCATGCTTTTTGATTCTGAGCATAATTGCATCAGCATCAGCACAAGATATAGAGGAATACAGTAACAGATCAATCATGGGATGAACGCTCCGTTCCGCGACTTACTTGCGTCCCTTTCGGGATGAACGACAGGTCTATTATAGACCCCATATAGTATATAGTCAAGTAGTTCGGTATAATGTGATACCAAATTAGTCATCTCCGTCCCCAATATATTCATGTTCATGACCATCTCCCCTGCTTGACAGGAAATCTTCTAAGCTATTTTGGTAGGTCTCCTCTGCATATTCTATCGGATTATTTTCATAATACTCATCTACCTCTTGATCGTACTCAGTCCAATCAATCTTTGGTTCTTTTCCATCCATACGGTTTATTTCATGGATGGAAGAATTAGCACGTTTTTTAATACTTCTATATTTTTTTGATAACCGGACATATTCATCCTGATCATCAACTTTTACAGTAGGTTTTTTTCCAAATCCAGTCATGACATTTTACAAAAACATTCCAGTATCACTCATATACTTGAGTGTTTCTTTCAAGGTTCCTCGGTGATTGAGTCCGATTGCGATTTGCGGATACTCTGCCTCACTACCAAACTCTGCACGAAACTGTTTATCACTAAAATCAACCCCAAGTAAAAACTCCCTTACATTTTGATCACAGGCTTCAAGAACCATCTTGGCCCTATCAGACTCTTGACTGCCATTTGAATACACTAGTGCTTGCATCTGGTCCCTCCCTCTTTCTTTCTTTCTGTGTTGTTCCCACATTTGAGCAACCATATCAACTGGTTCTACAGTTCGTGAGTGAATATCCTCTTTACGATTCAACCACTTATCAATTGATTCCTGTGTAGGAACTTCAATCCTTACCATAGTACCATCTTCCTCAAACTCTTTATTCATATCAATATATGTTTGAGGAGTGATTTTTTCAGTCACGTTGTCTCCAATCATCAGGTTTGTCTCTTTGAAACCAATCTACAATTTCATCTGCACCATTGAACCCCGTTTTGTGATTGGATGGGTCGGGGTCTCCTAGTCCCATCCTATTCATAAAATCATCCATGCTACCTTCTTGAATATCCTGAGCAGCCTGGCGTCTTGCTTTTTGCAACCAATCTCTTGCAAGAGTATGTGCCTTGGCAAGTTTCTCTGCCCAAATCATATCATCAAGAGGAACTTCTTCTTTGTTCGCAATACATCTACAAATGGACTCTAGTCTAAGTCTGTATTGAGTAGAAAGCATGTTACTTTTTTCTTTTGAGTTTGGATTCTAAGTCTGATGCCCTTCGCAATTCAGCATTGGCATCTTCGGATCTCTCATGAATAATATCCATAATATCTGCGTAAATCACATCGGCTTCAACATAATTGTCAAAGTATAGATCTAGTGATTCTCTTAGAAATCTTTTGCGATGCCACTCTGGTGAGTATGGTTTATACATGATATTGATAATGCATGGTTAAAAGCATAGTACTATTTACTTTGGATGTCAAGTCAATGGTTTACCATTCTTATCGACCAATCCAAGTCTTTTGATTTGAGAAAAGTTTGATTTCTCTTTCTTCTTTATTTTTTTATATTCTTTGATGAGTTTGTCAACTTCATCATTAGAGATGTTGACCTTGAATTCTTTTTCATCCTCCTTCGGAACGAATCCAAGGCCACTTTTTTTCACCTCATCTTCAGAATCAACATAGTCATTAATGACCTCTTGAATTTCATCCCGAATAAGTGCATTTATTTGTTCCTTGAGAAATTCATCACTCATTTTCTTTTCTTTTCTTTTTTAGGTTTTACTCCCCACAACTTGGGATTGACTGATCCATATCCAAAATCAATTTTTTGTACAGCACCTTTTCCATACATGTCATAGTACAAGTCAAAAAGTTTTGAAGTTTTACCGCATCGAGTTAAGTCAATGTGCTCCTTCCCGTCCACAACATACCAGATTAATCTGGCATCAGTAGGGAAACTTTTATCATTCGCACTATCTAAAGTAGTCTTTTCCAAGAGAATTTGACATCCATAATCAGAGGGATTCAATTTATTCTGATCCGATCCGAACTCTGCCATTTCTTTTTCTTGATGTTCTTGATCCTTTTCGACTGTTACTGTCATGAACGACCACCCCACTGAATGTCAGGATATGCTTCCTTCACAACATCAAGAGTAATTTTATATTTGTCAGACAACTTTCCATCTTTAACAAGACAAAGAAGTTCTGATTCTTTTGGATGAAGGCCCTCCAAAAGATTGATGAACATCATTTCTCTACGAATCGTTGAGAGAGTGTTGTTGCCTCCCTGGACATAGTGGTAGAGGTTTTGGTACTCACGACGCAGGGAGGTTCTTCCTTGCCCTTGCAGGTCTTGTTTAGTGGCAGCCTCACCGCCTAATGCTTCTCTTGAGAGATTATCGGAAAGGGTGCCAGAGTAAACATTCTGATCTTTCACGTCACCATAAGGAACCTCACCCTCAGGAAGAAGAGAAACTACAGATTCATCGAAGTTCCACACAAAAATCACTTTGAGTGAATCATGCTCATACTTCTTCAGTGCCTCTACTTTTTTTGCTTTGGTTCGTTGTTTAGAAACAACTTCAAGAATCTCAAAAACAAATGGATTTGTAGGGAGATCTGGAATAGGTGTATTTGTAGTCTTTGGTTTTGCCACTCTCTTTCTTGTAGTAGTGGTCTTAGACTTATTCGTCGTCGTTGTCTTCGTCGGGCTCATAATCGTTTTCAAATCTTACAGCTAAAATTTCATCGGGGAGCATGTTACCATTTTCATCAAACATCTCTGGATGCATAACTGGTTGCTTAGCCTTGTTTAGGAAAGCATATACCAAATCGTTTCCAAACCATCCTACCATAAGTCCGATAAAAAAGGAACCGATGATTCCTGCTCCACAAAAGAATAAGATATACGGTGTTGCTGATTCCATGTTACACCTCCTGAGAGTTTGCCTTTTTTACGTCTATGTGAAATTCAAAGTAAAAATGAAACTCTCTTCTTAAAAAGGAGATCATCTTACCAAACTTCACTTGAAAAGTTTTTGGTTTTGGTGCTCTCCTCCTATTTCTTAATAATAATTCAAACCCACGATTAATATGGGTAGTCTCTTTATTTAGATTGATTTTTTCTTCGTCCAGGTCTTCGGTCATTACTATACCTCCAGGCATCTTCTAGAATTCCATACAAGTATGTTTTAATTTTTCTTGCTTGGGGTTTGGGAATATGACCATAACCCTCTCTCAACTGCTTGTGTTCACTGTCAGCACCACCTTTGAGATACTCATCAAGTTCCATTGTCAGATCACTAAGTTCAGCGGCGGTAGAGCTCTTGATAAAAGAATCTACTTCGTGCTTTTTAATTTTACTAGATTTTAAATAATCATAGAACTTTAAGTTCATCTGACCATCAAATGCATTATCGATTGCGTGTTCAACAAGATCATAGATGTCGATGAGGTTTTGTTCCATTAGACTAATTTTTGCTCCCGTAAATATTTTACTGTTTCGGCGCATCCACCGAGTATATTTTCATCCTTAAGCACTCTTGGAAAACTAGCATCCTTGCCAAACTTTGTATAGAACTGATCTTTGGTAAAATCTACGCCAAGTTTATAAACAACGTACTTAAGTTCTGCTAACTGTAACACCTGTTCGACTTGTGTGCAATAGGAACATCCTTCCTTTGAATAAATGATAAACATATCCAATCAAATTTAAAATTTATTTAGAATATTTGTGCTTTGGACTAAACTCATCCATTGGTTTTGATGGTTCAAAGGAAGCTCTATTAAGGTTTTTGACTACAATAAAGGCATCCTTATTATACTTGCGCGTACCTTTAGGTGACTGCCACTTTTTATTGTACTCTTCACCTACATCAATACCAGAGACTTGAGTTCCGCCAATTTCTACTACGATGGAATCTCCAACTTCCCATCCTAGTTTGTTTACTGCTCTAGCGATTTGATCTACAACAGAATTTTCCATGACGTTTTCTTCTGGTTCTAAATTTCCAATCATAAAAAAAGAGGGTGTTAACCCTCTTACTATATCACAATTATGCGGTCCAATCAACATCAACATCATCATCACGAACCCCAAAATGTTCTTCCAGAACTTCTATTCTCTCCTCCTCATGTGCGATGATATCTAGTTGTTCTTGAATTGCACCAAGAACATCAGGATGTTCACCAATACCTACAGGTTGATGAAGATAGACTTCAACATTTGCCTTTGCTTTAGCAATGTTACCTTCTGCATCAGCACGAAGGGCTTCTAAAATTTTAGATCGAAGATTGCAAGACATAGTTTACCTCAGTTTGTATTATATATTTAAAGCATTCCTGCAAGCATAACCAGGAAACAAATAGTAGTGAAAACAAATATTATTGTACACCCAATCAATAGTTCTTTGATTGTAGTGCTCTCACCGTTTGGTTCTTGGTGGTCTGAATGGACAGTCATAACATCCTGCTCCGCAACATCCTCTAGTTTTCATCATATAATCTCTCTAGTTTCTCTCTTGAGAGATCAACATACATAACCTCTTCGCCTTCTTGAGGTGCTTCTGGATGACGTGGTTTAGGAGTATTCATCTCCACATTAATGGATTGAATATTAGACCACATCATCGCAAAAGCAGAACCTGCAATGATAGCAAACAGAACAAAGTAAACAAATACCTCTATTCCATTCATTTAGTTACCCCATATGTCTGAAATTTTCATATAAGATCCTAGATGTTTTAGCTGCTGTGATGATAAATTTGGTAAGTAAATACCCAACAACCAATCCGATTACAAATTGAATCACAGTGCGTTACCTCTAGGAAGAACTTCTTCAGGGAATACAAAGTTCTCATGTGGTTGGTCAGCAGGTGCCATCCAAGCACGTAGACCTTCATTCAAGAGAATATTCTTGGTATAGAAAGTCTCAAACTCCGGATCCTCCGCT